TGGTTGTTATATTTTGGCACACCATAGCCAGTTATGGTGGAATTTGAAAGAGGATACGTCCTTCTGGCAACCTTATTGGATGTATTTCCCTCTATCGTATGTAAGGTACTGCCGGAAACCTTTTCTACAATGCCGACATGACTTCTGTTTGTTTTGAAATATACAATATCACCCCTTTTGGGCGTGTATTTCCCCTTATACTTAAAAAGTCCTTTTCTTTTAAACCAGTTCATTCCTGTTGTGGTTGATGCCGTCTTTGGAACAACAGAGGAGGAAATTCCTGCCTGATCTGCACACCATGATACAAACATATGGCACCACGCTGCTCCATTCATTCCATACCACTTGCCATATTTTGTCGAATTACTTCCTGTCTCCCGGTATCCAAGCTCTCCAATTGCCACATCTACAATATCTTTCGCCATTTTCTTCACCCCTTTATTTGGGAAGTGTTAGTTTCATACCAGAAAACAGCCATTGCCCATTTTCCGGTTTCCCATGTTTTTTTGCTGCTGACTGAATCTTTTTTTTGTTTAGTTTATAAATTTCTTTCCATCTGTTTGCATTATTAAGCTGTTTCTTTGCGATTCCACGAAGGGAATCCCCTTTCTTTACTGTATAAGATTTGACCGCGTTCTTCTTCTTCGCCCTGACTCTCTTCATCTGTACAACAATCTGCCCTGACTTGGTCCTCTTACTTTTGGGAATCAGTTTTTTTGAGCCAAAATATTTATATTGTTTCATACTCAGCTTTACGCAAACATCAAGGCCATATTCTTCTGCATCCTCCACGATTTCATAATCTTCAATGGTTACATCCATATCCGAATCCCACAAAAAAGAGGATCCATCCGGTAAACCCCGGAGCAGCTTCCAGTGAACCGGTTTTTTCCCCTTTTTCCATTTCTCCAACAGATCGAGATAATATTTTGCTTCATGAAATTCTGTCAGCTTGCCAGAAAGCGGATAATTTGCAAACGGATATATCTGAACAGCCGGAAGCAGAAGTTCATCTATCTCAATCTCTGTCAATCCGGGCGATTTGATAAGATTCACCTCACCCTCGTTTATGAGGGTGAGAGTCTCATTTCTGCCATTGATCTTAGTACTGATTTTCCCTGGCGTGACAGGAAACAGAATGTTTTCGATATACATATAATATGCCATTACGCGTACACTCCTTCCGCAGTTGAACTCAGCTTTTCTTCCAGCTGTGTCTTAAGATGATTTGTGATGCCATCCAGATCCATATTGCTCGAAATGTTGTTATGATTGTTCATGGCCACTTTAATAGTAGAAGATGTATACCTGTTGACTGCTTTTGCCGTGGCATAATCCTTTAAATATTTCAGCTGTTCTGTTGTGACAGAAAGCTGATCCGACAGATCCGCCGTATTGGCCGCTGTTTTTTTTGTATCGTCTCCGATATTGGTAATGGTGGCAGATATGCTGCCAAACGGGTTTTTTCCCAGGGGACCCTTCCCTTTGTCATCATCATTGTTCGTTGTATACTCCTGATAGAGTGCATCGTATTCCCTCTGGGCCTGATCTGCAGCCGCTTCTTTATCCGTAATTTCATCAGCAATTTCCATATTTTTTTTGTCTGTATCCTTCCAAAGCTGATCAATTTTATCACGCTGCTCCTGAGCCATCTTTCCAATTTCATCGATTCCACTCCATTGAACATGCTCAATTGTATTTATACTGACACCTGGAATTTTATTTAATGCGCCAATTAGCCCGTTTATCAGATCAATTGCTCCATTTACCATAGAACGAATTGTATTCCCAATACCATAAACTCCTTGAAGAACAGCCATATAAATAGTACGCCATGCGGTCTCAATGGCCTGACATAAAAGATTCCAGGAAATTTTTATGCCACCAGTGATACAAGACCATTTCACCCCCAGCTGCATAATCGTAATCTGAATCTTTTTAAATACCAGCTCCATCGTCTCACCAATATCCCCTGTTTTCCCATTTAAATCCTTGATCCAGTCTATCAGGGAAAAGATGGCGAAAGCAACGCCTGCAATTGCCACAATACTGATAACACCAAAAATAAGCCCTGCGATTGTACCAAACAATGTCATAACTGTCTGACATATCGTGATAACTGTCGTAACAATTCCAATCGCACCCGCTACGATCATATAAGCCGCTGCCAGTGAAAAAAGCACCTGGATTATTCCTAATATCTGGTCCCCGTGTTCAGCAAAAAAGGTAATTCCACTGCCAATAATAGAACCGATTGTCGGCAAAATATTTCCGATGATCTCACCGAAGCCTTTCAATCTTTCCTGAACTGTTCCAAACCCGGCCTGTCCCAAAGCATCATTAATATTTTCAATCATAGAAGAAATCCCCTGAATCACAGATCCCCTCATATTGGATATAGCACCCGACCACGAATTTCCCGCCTTTCCGGCTGCACCGGATATATTTGCAACACCATTTGTACCAGTTGTGAATGCGGAGGAAACAGTGGTTATAAAATTCTGTGCAGAAACCCTTCCACTATTTAGATCATCCTGTACCGCGGCCACGGTCTGTCCGGTAGCCTGAGCGTACATATCCAAAACAGGTATTCCCATCTCTGTCAGGCGGCTCAGCTGATCCATGTCAACGGAACCTCTTGACATCATTGCTGCCAGAGTATTTGTAACAGCAGACAATTCTTCGTTCGTACCATTGCCATAAAAAGCAACCGCATCTGCCCAATTTTTCACCTCTGCTGTTGCATCCTTTATATTCATTCCTCTCGTGGTGAAATTCTGGACAGAGGCAGCTGCGGTATCCAGACCATAGGAAGTGCCTTTTGTCACGCTTTTCAATTCTTCCATCGCCGCTTTTGCCACACTGCTGTTTCCTGTAATGGCCGTCATACTTCGCTCAAATCGTTCCACATTATCCATACTCTGCATTGCCGGGCCCATTTGACCTTTTACGAGATCAGCCACACCACGCACTGGAACAGAATTTTTTAGAGAAGAAAACATTTTACTGCCGGAATTTCTTATCTTCCCAGCCATATTTAATAAATCCTTAAAATGATTCGTCTGTTCCTCCACAGCATTATTTATTTTGTTAAATTCGGCTACCATCTGACTGCTTTTCAGGGAACAGCTAAATGCCATAACGGTTTTTTGTCCATCTTCAAATTTTGCCATTGTCATGGAAAGATCTTTTGTAATAGTCTGTAAGGAACCCGATATCTTATGTATCATATCCATACTTGTTTGTATTGATGCCACAGCCTCACCTCCTTTTTCGTTTTATTTTTTTCTCTTCCCGGCTTCTGCGTTCTGCCTCTATATCTATACTCGCCATAACAAATGCTTTTTCGTTTTCTGGCAGATCACAGAATTTCGATGGCGGCCACCGGAACTGATGCAGACAATAATGTGCATAAACAGATTCCGGATCGCCGCCGTCAATTAGTTTTTTGCCTCGTCTTTCCTATCCTGCAGCGTTTCATCAAATCCATTATAATTCTGGATAAACTGGGCAAACTCATCGTATTCTCCCGGATCATCGATCATTTCCCGGATGAGTTCTTCCGGGGTTTTGACCCCATAAGAATCCTGCAGCTGCTGATTGTTCAGATTGGGTTCCACCACACAGGCACAGATCATCTTTGCAAGGTATTTTCCGGTATCCAGGTCCTTTTGATACTGGCCTTTTTTTCCGCGTACCGGGACATTTTTGATACATTCATCCCGAATTATCTCATTGTCTTTTGTGGACAGAGGACATATTACCCACTCCAATACTTTTCCATTTTCATCGCATAATGATTTTGTTGCGGGATACGTTGTGTTTTTCTTCTGTTTCTTGTTTTCCTTTAAAAACAAACTTAAATTGCTCATTCTATCAATCTCCTTTATTCTATGGATTAAACCCGATTTTATTTAATCTGCCTTGAAGCCCTTCAGCGTCTTAAATTCTTCGTTCATGGACGCCCCTTCAAAGGTAAATTCAATTTCTTCATCCAGATATTCTCCGTCCGCATCAAATTTTGCCAGGATGCCGCCATCGATATTACAGCCGGTCAATGTAATATCCTGCCTTCCCGCCGCACTGGTAGGATCGTCATTGATAATCTGCATTTCAAAATATACATCCTGTCCCGTATTGGCATATTCCAGCATCATTTTGCGGAAAATAGATGTATTATAATGAAGCGTTGCCGTACCTGTTCCACTCCATCCCGTAGCCTTGTTTCCCTTTCCCGTTCTCCCCAGGATTGGTACCTGTGTTTTGGTTTTCTCAAATTTTGCCTCAACATTGATGGCCTGCATAAGATTATATCTCTCGTTGCCAATTGAAACATAACACTCAGCCAATGATGCCGAGATGGTATCTTTGGCTAACATTACTGTACTTTTTACATCTGTATTCTCCATTGATATTCTCCTTTCCTTAAGCAATGGTAGTTGTCATATAGAGCTGGGCCATTGCGTTTACTACTGTTACGGTATTGTCCACCACCACTGCCTTTTTTGTATCCCCGGGTGTGACAACGACATCTGTTTCTTTAAAATTCTCGATAGCCTGAATGCGCTGCAGCTCCTGTCGGATTTTCACGAGATCATACCAGAGTGCGGAGCGGCCTGCTGCATTATTGGGTATTACCCCCAGATACTTTCTGGCGAATAGAATAGAATCTTCATTTGCCAGCTGATCGATCACCCGGATCGTCTGATTTTCTTTGAATATCTCACCCTGTGAATCAGTCGTAGTAACCATCGTATTGATATCGTTCAGCACTCTGACTTCTCCGTTGACAGAATGGAAAACAAATTCACCGGAACTAACTGCCTTTTTCAGCTGATTCTGTGTGTAATCTGTGTCAATAATATATTCGCCGTCATAACGACGATTCTGACAGGAAGCATTGACGGCACAGCCTCCCTGTACCCCGGTAGTCCAGTATACTGCCGCTGCTTCATCCGGATAAACCATACCTGAGCTTCCCTTCACAGCTCCATCAATACACTTGTTTTTAACACTAATGACTCCCATATAATCCGCCTCTGGATAATGATAGAGCACAAGCTGAAATTTCTTGCCGATCTCATCCCTGACACGTCTGTTAAAAGCTGCAAACAGTTCTTTTGTTGTCTCATCTGTAACGGCTGCTCCCATCGTATTAAAGGAATAGCTTTCAATGCGGTCAAGGTAATCCTGATATGCCTGTCCTGTACTTTCAGCATTTGTTCCCCCTGCCAGAGTCAGCGGCGCGGTCTCTTTCAGCTCCGCATCTTCTTTAAATGATACAAACTCATTGGCCGTAAGTTCTGCAGCAGAAGAGACTGTCTGAGTATCAACTTCTGTGGTATCCATATAGGTCACCACATCATATAACGTGGTATCGTCCACATTCTGACGAATCTTGATCTTTACTGCATTTCCGCGCTCTCCCGAATACAATGCTGTGGCATATTCGTTTTCCGCTTTCACGCCTCCTCCATTGACACGGTAAGCATAAAGGGTCTGCGCATTTTTAAACAGATCCCGCAACCCCTTCATCTCTGGTGCCCCATATGGACAGCCAAAAATCTGCAGTGTCCTTTTCGTAAAATCTTCATTTGTGACTTCAAAAACTCTGTCCTCCGGTCCCCAGTCAAGAGAAAGTGGCATCGTCACCACTCCTCTATCTGAAATCGAATCCGATGCTGATGCAGCCGATACAAAATTTACATAAGTTCCAGGAAGCACTTTATTCTGTGCCGTCCATTTTCCACCACCTAATGCCATATTAATTCACTCTCCTTGTATAATAATGTTCTAATTTTTTGTCTACCTCAGAAAGGCTGTATTTTCTGCCATTTTCCAAAATAGCTCCCAACAGATCCTTCCGGTTTGAAAACCGCACCGATGAGATAATATCCTCTTTGGGAAAGCTGTCTTCTTCGCTTTTCCCTGTTTCTGTCAAATCTGACATATCCTCACCTATCCTTTCACTTTTGTCTCCAGGGACATTCCATCCATTTTTACTTCTTCCTTTGTATTCCATACAAAGAAGTTGTAATCAACAGAAAAATTCAAAATACCCTCTGCTATTTCATAGCTGACGTTACTGCCAAGTACAGGGATACCCTGTATTTCGATTTTTTCCAGACTCCATAGCATATTCTCTGACACACTCCGGCACTCTGAACCAGTATCATTTTCTGATTCTGGATAGTACCGGATTAAGAATCTGTTTTCTCTTTTGTAACGTTTTCCGGGAAACTGACGCATTGTCTGCTTTATGGGAGATATAAAAAAACAGGGCTTCTGAAGCTCCTGTCCCTGTTCACTATCATATATCCCATATCTGTCTCCAAATGCTTTTTTCAAAGCATTTGCTATCCCGTCTGTTAGATCCTTGGTCGTCTGAGTCCATCCTCCTTTCTCCTACCTCAATGATGAGTTCAAACTGGCATCGTTGAGATATCAGTTGTAAAGGGCATCCTGCTGTGAAGCAGATGCCCTTTGTGATTTTGTTCCATGATACTATAATATCACTTTTTTGAGCTCCTGCGTCCCCCTCTTTATTTTATTTCAATTTTTTATCCAGAAGCCAGTAAAACTTCCTTCTCTTCTCATAATACATGTTCTTTCCGCAGGGAATCTCCATACGTTGACTGAGATAAGTATATGTAACACCATCATTCGTCACTGCCTTTATAATAAAATTTTTTAATATTGGATCCGCCTCTTCTGCAGTGGCTTCTACCAGATCAATTTTCTCTTGCCAGCCCACCCTTTTTTCCGCAAGCTCACTGGTCTGATCCTTGAAACTATGAGAACCTGGCATACCAGATAAAACTACGCTTTTTACAGTATGGTTACTGCACTTCAGCATATCTTTCCACTCACTGTACTGCTGACAAAAATAGTAAAGCTCCTTATACCTGTTCTTACTTAATTTATACTCTCTGCAATTTTTACTATTCATAGAATATATACCTCCTTAATTCTGATTTTCTTAGAATATTTACATAATACTCTTATTTTTTTAGAATGTCAATCGTTTTTTCTAAGAATATTAGAAAAATTATTGACGCACACCTGTTTTAATGATATATTATTTATCAAGAGAGGGGATCTGCTTATGAAAATTGGTAATGTTTTGAGAGAATCCAGATTACAAACGAAAAAATCAGTAAGGGAAGTTTCTGACTTTTTGATAAAACGTGGATATAAAGCTTCTGAGAAAACTATATACAGTTGGGAATCTGGTAACAGTAAACCAGACATTGATATCTTTATGAGATTGTGTGAGCTTTATGGGATTAAAGATGTACTAAAAGCTTTCGACTATAGGGAAAATACTGAAGAGGATGAACTCCAGTTGAGTTCAAAAGAAACAGAAATAATTGAGAAGTACCGATTTATCACCAACTATTCCATTGACGGTGCAGTAACCATTGATACAATACTAGATAAAGAATACACCATAGCACATGAGTTGCAAAGGCAAAAAGAATATATTGCAAAATTGGAAGCTCTCTCAAAGG